TTATTCTCCCTCAACTTGTAACGCGTCTGCGCATTGCAACTTCCGATATGTTGCCGAAGAGTAAAATGCTGAGTTTAAAAAACAATGAGTGAGGCGAATTTTATCTGACGCCACTTGCATATCGCAAAGGCGGCCCCGAGAAGACACAATGCCGATGGCCGGGATTGAAAAAGACTACTACATCCTGGAAGAAATCGAAGAGCGCTGGGGGCTGCCCCGGCACGATATTGCCTATCTCGCAGAAAACGGTCTGCTGAAGGTCTCAGTCCGGCTGTATGGCATCCACATCGAATACGGTTCGATTGAGCAGACGTGTACGTGCCGGAGTAAAATCGGGCCAGTGAAACGGCGGCATGGTGCCGCCGTGCCGGAGTAAAATCGGGCCACTGGTAGACTGACCTTTTCCGAATCAGGAGGGGTTGGCGAAGGATGTATGCCGTGGAGAGCTATGCGGCAGTACGGCGTTTCGTGCTTGTGGATGGCCACAGCAGGCGCGAAGCTGCAAAGGTTTTTGGCCTATCGCGCGGCACAATCGACAAGATGTGCCAATTTTCAGAACCACCGGGCTATCGGCGCAAAACACCGCCGGCTAAGCCCAAGCTTGATCACTTCACCTCAATTATTGATGCGATCCTGAATGCTGATGCGCATGCACCGAAGAAGCAGCGCCACACGGCGAAGCGGATTTTCGAGCGGTTGCGTGATGAGCATGGATTTACAGGCGGCAGCACGATCGTCAGAGATTACGTGAGCAAAGCACGTCAGCGTTTCGCAGAAGTGTTTGTTCCACTCCACCATCCGCCTGGTCATGCGCAGGTTGATTTTGGCGAAGCTATTGTTGAGCTTGAAGGCGTTCGCCGCAAGGGACATGTATTTTTCATGTCCCTGCCTTACTCAGATGCAAGCTTTATGAAGGTCTATCTGGCGGAAACAACGGAGGCGTTTCTTGATGGCCACGTCTCGGCTTTTGCCTTTTTCGGCGGCATTCCCAAATCGATTTTGTATGACAACACCAAGCTGGCGGTTGCCAAGATTTGCGGTGATGGCACGCGTGAACGCACACGAGCCTTTACCTCTCTGTGCAGCCATTATTTGTTTGATGATCGCTTCGGACGTCCAGGCAAAGGCAATGATAAAGGCAAAGTCGAGGGTCTGGTTAAGAATGGCCGCCGACGTTTTTTAACGCCAGTGCCGATTGCTGCCAGCCTTGATGTTATCAATGTCAAGTTGGAAGAAGATTGTCTTAAGGATCAAAATCGCTGCGCGGATCGCCAGGAGAAGACAATCGGCGAGCGTCTTCTCGATGATCTGGACGCTTTCAATCGCCTGCCGCCGGCGCCGTTCGAAGCCTGCGATGTGCAGACGGCACGGGTCTCGTCAACATCCCTAGTGCGTTACCGCTGTAACGATTATTCCGTGCCAACGACATGCGGATTACGCAAGGTGGTTGTCAAGGGCTTTGTTGACGAAGTCGTCATCTTTACCGGCAGCGAGGAGATCGCCCGTCACCCTCGCTGCTACAACAAGTACGACTTTGTTTACAATCCACTGCATTACCTCGCCCTGCTGGAGCGCAAACCCGGCGCTCTGGATCAGGCGGCACCCTTACAGGGCTGGCGGTTGCCGTCTCAGTTCGATCATTTGCGTCGGCTGATGGAGGCTCGCATGGCGACCAACGCCAAGGGCAAACGCGAGTTCATCCAGGTTCTCAGATTGATGGAGACATTCGATGAAGCTCTCGTGGCAGAGGCCGTCGACCGTGCCATCAAGCTCGGCACGATCAGCTTCGATGCGGTCAAACAATTGGTCGTTGCCCGCATTGAGCGGCGCCCTGCGAACCTGGACCTGGACGCCTATCCGCATCTACCGCAGGCTAAAGTTCAAGCAACACGGGCTGCCGATTACGGCGCTTTGACTGGGGGTATTTCGCCATGAACGAGACAACACAAGCAGCTGATCCAAAGGTTCTGCTGAACCACTATCTCAAGAAACTTAAATTACCGACGATGCTTGGTGAGCATGAAAAGATTGCTCGTCAATGCGCCGAAGAGGGTGTCGATCATCCCCGCTACCTGTTGCGGCTCGCAGAGTTGGAGGTGATAGAACGCGAGCGCAAAATGGTTGAACGACGGATCCGGTCTGCCCGGTTCCCGGCGTCGAAAAGCATCGATAGTTTCGACTTTAAAGCCTTGCCGGATCTCAACAAGGTCCTGGTTTTGGAACTGGCGCGCGCGGAGTTCATCATCCGGCGCGAGAACATCATCGCGCTCGGTCCATCCGGCACAGGCAAAACGCATCTGGCAATTGGGCTTGGCCTGGCTGCTTGCCAAAAAGGCATGAGTGTCAGCTTCGTAACGGCCGCCGGACTGGTCAATCAGCTGGCCGAGGCCCGCGATGAAAAGCGTCTGCTCCGCCTACAGGCGACGCTCGCCAAAGTGCAATTGCTGATCGTCGATGAACTGGGCTATGTTCCGCTATCGCAAACCGGTGCCGAACTGCTTTTCGAGGTGATCTCGCAACGCTATGAACGCGGTTCGACCCTCATTACATCGAACCTGCCGTTCGAAGAATGGACCAGTGTGCTCGGATCAGAACGCCTAACCGGCGCCCTGCTCGACCGCCTGACACATCACGTCCACATCCTGGAAATGAACGGCGACAGCTACCGCCTCAAGCAATCCAAGGCACGCAAGGCCGAAAAAAGCGCTTGACACCCCTGAACAGAAGAAAAGGTGGCCCGATTTTACTCCGGCACGGCGGCACCATGCCACCGTTTCACTGGCCCGATTTTACTCCGGCACGGCGGCCTACTTTTACTCCGGCATTGACATCCTGGTGTGGCGAAGGTGCTGCACCTCAAGTTGTTTCATCCCGCCAACGATCATTACGGTTTAAGCCCGCTGGAAGCTGCGGCGACCGCGATTGATGCGCACAACACAGCAAGCCGCTGGAACAAGGCATTACTGGACAACGCAGCGCGGCCGTCCGGTGCACTGATTTATCAAACCGGCGGACATCTGACGGCTGAGCAGTTCGATCGCCTGAAAGGCGAACTTGAAGAAAATTTTCAAGGCGCTTGCAATGCCGGCCGGCCATTGCTGCTGGAAGGAGGGCTTGATTGGAAATCCATGGGCCTAACGCCGCGCGACATGGATTTTATGGAGGCAAAGAACGGAGCTGCGCGTGAGATTGCCCTGGCACTTGGTGTGCCGCCAATGTTGCTCGGCATTCCCGGCGATAACACCTACGCGAATTATCAGGAAGCCAATCGCACGTTCTGGCGACAGACGGTTCTGCCGCTGGTCACCAGAACCGCACGAATGTTGTCGGCATGGCTGCAACCGGCCTGGGGAGATGGCACTGAATTACGCCCCGACATCGATGCGATTGAGGCGTTGAACAGCGAACGCGAAGCGCTCTGGATGCGCCTGGAAAAGGTGAATTTCCTATCACTTAACGAAAAGCGGGCTGCGACCGGCTACGGTCCGGTTGAACAGGGCGATTCAATCTAATTCGGCAGGCTAATTCCGCTGGCAATCCGGTTTCACGCTATCGCGACGCATTTTTTTAGCAATGGAAAGGTCGAAATGAGTGAGATGAAAGTGGCATCGCAAGGGCCCGCCTGCGAGATGAAATTTTGTGCGCTCGACCTCAAGGAGGTGACGCTCGATGGGGATTTTGAAGGCTACGCCTCGTTATTCAATCGCGAGGATCTCAGCCGCGATGTGATCTTGCCTGGTGCCTTCCGTAACAGTCTTCGCCAACGTGGTCCTGGTGGCGTTAAAATGCTGTTCCAGCACGACCCCGGCCAGCCCATTGGGATATGGCGGACGATCTACGAGGATGCCCGCGGACTGTTCGCGAAAGGTCGCATTATGACGGAACTCGCGCGCGGACGGGAGGTTCTGACCATGATGCGAACAGGGGCGATCGATGGTTTGTCGATCGGTTTCCGCACAATCGATGGAATGCGCGACCGGCGTTCAGGAGTTCGCCGCCTCAAGACCGTCGATCTGTGGGAA